AATGCGCTTGGTGACTCAATTGGCAATGTTACTGGGACATTTAACCACAAAGGCGAAATGATCGGCTCTATACGGCCTACAGGGTCTAATTTAAGGGTTCCAAGATTCCAAGTCAGTTATGCTCAGAGAGTCGGGGATGGCCTCATTTCGCAAACTGGCTATGGCGGCACTAAAGCGATATATTCGGGCTCGTTTCAACCAAGCAGCCGCCAACAAGACTATGATCTGCAAACTATAATTGAAGCTGCCAGTACCGCTGGCACCGATGACGCTGGAAACGCAGTTCCTTTCGCTAATAAAGTAGATAATAAAAGAATATTTGTTACGAGAGTTTATTATAAGACCCCAAGAGCAATGTGGCGTTTTTATGGATATTATGGTGGAATTAACGTTGTTGGAAACCTTAATACATATGGTCAATTTTCCGATGATTCAACTTTTGAATTGATCCCAACATGGCACAACAAAATGCAAGCAATTATGTATGAAGATTCCATTTTTACGCGTACATCGCATTTTTCTTACGAGATCAAAAACAATAAATTAAGAATTTATCCTTCTCCGGAAGATTTTGGGATCAATCCTTTCCGCATCTGGTTCAATTTCTATATAAAAGAAGATTCAACAGACGATAGCGCCGGCTATGATGATGGCACACTTGGCGTTAACAACATGAATACACTTCCATACGAGAACATACCCTATAAAAACATCAATTCTATGGGTAAACAATGGATTCGTAAGTATGCATTAGCGCTATGCAAGGAAATGCTTGGTCAAATTAGAGGTAAATTTACAACAATTCCGATCCCGGGCGATTCTGTTACGCTAAATCACTCAGATTTGTTAAGTCAAGCGAAAGCAGAGCAAGAAGAACTTAAAGGCAAGCTTACTGAAATGCTTGCAACCACGGAGTACAAAGAACTGGTCAAATATGACGCCGAAAAAGCCGATGCTACGGCTAAAACGTTTGCATTCTCTCCATTACCAATATTTGTAGGATAATTCTAAATGTCAGATGAATGGAAAAGACCAGATCAGCCGCCACCACCGCTATTTCTTGGTAAAAAAGAGCGAGATCTAGTAAAACAAGTAAATGACGAGTTAATTGAAAACGTCATTGGTCAAGCTATTCTGTATTACCCTATAGATCTAGAAAGAACGCAGTTTCATGACTTATACGGAGAGGCGATTGAAAAAACATTTCTATCTCCTATCAGAGTTTATGTCTTGGTCGCGTTTGACGAAGAATCTACTAAATATATGGAAGGCATGGGTATCGACGCCGACTCAATCATTACTGTAAAGTTCCACAAAAGAAGATTAAATGAGGATCAAAACTTGTTTGTTCGTGAAGGTGACTTTATATTATATGGCGATAATTACTATGAACTTACCAAGCTTTCAAAGCCCCGCAAGTTATTTGGTCAAGTAGACCAAACGTTTGAACTAATTGCAACGGCTAAGAAGGCAAGAAAGGGTCTTTTTGATGCTACCTAATAATTTTGATTTTGCAATGCTGCCAGATCTGCCAAATACTGGCTCTGTTACTCTAAGAGAAATAGGGATGCTTGAGTCAACTATCGAAGATATTGACTATGCAATGACATCGTGGGTTAAAAAAGATTTAGATTTGTCTGCAACCACAAATGAGGGTCGCAAAAAAGTAGAAATCCTGTGGCAAGTACCAGAAAGAGCATATCAAATTAAAAATGATAAAGACTTGAGAGATGATTCCGGCACGCTTAAGCTGCCTCTTATAAGCGTGCAACGCTCTGGCATCACAAAAGATCCTGCAAGAAAAGGTGCTTATCAGGCCCATATTTACTCAGATAAATATAATGGTAGAACCGGTCGCCTTACAATCGCCAAAAGAATAGTTCAGGACAAAACAAGAAATTTTGCTGTAGCTTCCGGGACAAGAACGAATACTGGCGGTAAATTACAGCACAACTTTCCGAGAATAAACAAGAAAGTTGTTATTCAGACCTTATCGATCCCAATACCAGTTTATGTTAATGTCGATTATAAGATTACAATTAAGACGGAATATCAACAGCAAATGAATGAACTACTGACGCCATTTATTGCGAGAACAGGGCAAATTAACTCATTTGTTATGAGAAGGAATGGCCACTTGTATGAAGCTTTTATAGATCAAACGTTTGCAGCCTCTGACAATGTTGCTACCCTTAATGAAGACATACGCATGTTTGAGTCGACAATTAATGTGAAGGTATTAGGCTATTTAATCGGTGAGGGCGACAACGATGATCGCAGGGTGGTTAGGATTGACGAGAACATAGTTGAAATAACATTTCCTAGAGAATCTGTGCCACTTCCGGGACAATCCAGCTTTTTTGATGATTAGTTCCTGAAACGTGTTAATTTCTTAGTGCTACGAGAGACTTTTGAAAATACGTCAACTATTTACTCATGATTAGCCTATAATTGAAAAGGTAATTATAGCCACAGAAAGGAATTTGCTAAATGTCAGTTAAAAACTTTAAGTTCGTATCCCCGGGTGTTTTTATCAACGAGATTGATAATACATTCCGCACTCCACAACCAGATAACATCGGCCCAGTAATTATTGGTCGCTCCCCTAAAGGCCTCGCAATGACGCCAGTTAAGGTAGAGAATTATCGTGACTTTGTCGATATGTTTGGAGAAACCGTACCCGGTAGAGGTGGCGGTGATGTATACCGCGATGGTAACAATCAATCACCAATGTATGCGACCTACGCAGCTAAAGCATTTTTGCAATCAGAAGTTGCGCCCTTAACTTTCATGCGTCTTCTTGGGCAACAATCAACCGCACCAGCCCCTACTGCTGGAACTGGTGGAGAATGCGGCTGGCAAACTAGTGGCCAGCCCGGTTCAGATAACTCAGAGGGCGGTGGTGCTTATGGCTTATTTGTGGCTTCATCTGGTAGTATTACAAATACAGGTGGGCACTCGGCAACTGGTTCGTTCCGCTTGGGAGCAGTATTCTATTGTGATGAAGGTGCTATGCTGCTGAGTGGTACTGTTATGGGCACAGTTGATTTGGCAGCCAAACACGCAAGTATGGCGCAACCAGCTGTGACTGCAGCTTTGGGTACATTTATTGATTCTGATACCAATGGTAACTTCAAAATCAAATATACCAAGATGGTAGCTGGTGTAGACACCAACGATGAAACTTTTTCAATTAACTTTGATGATGGAAGCCGTAACTTTGTTCGCAGACAAGTAAACACTAACCCAACTTTGATTGGGTCAGGTACTTTCTATCCCGAGTCTGCAGAAAGAAACTACTGGCTTGGTGAGTCTTACGAACAATTCCTTAGAGACAATGGAGGTGTTACTGGCAAGAGCATCGGTATTATTATGCCATTAGGATCGGGCTCTACGAACTCGGCCGTTACCGCACCAACTATAGGTCCACAAAAGATGAAAGGCGTTGCTGGAGGTTCTGTCGAAGCAAAGGCCGGATGGTTTATTGGACAAGACACCACTCCAGGCCTTGGCACATTCCGTCCCGAAAAAGCCGACAAGCTTTTCCGACTTAAGGGCCGCGGCCATGGTGAATGGCTGCACAAGAACGCAAAGGTTCAAATTGATAGAATTCGAGGACCAGCTTCACTCGATGAAGATTATGGTTCTTTCTCAGTTATTATTCGTGCCCTCGGAGATACAGATCAAAACCAAGTTGTCCTTGAAAGATTCGACAATCTTAACTTAGACCCGACGTCTCCGAAATATATTGCTAAGGTTATTGGTAATGTTTATTATGAATGGGATGAAGGTAACAAGCGCCTCCGTAGATATGGAGATTATGAAAACCAGTCTAAGTATGTTTATGTAGAACTCGCAGAAGAAGTGGAAGCTGGCGCATCTAACCCAGCGCTGGTCCCATTCGGATTCTATGGTCCTCCAAAGTATCCCAATGTTATAGTGACCGGCTCAACGGCGGGCGGCGTTGATAAACAAACACCGAAGCAAATAATTATGGGGGCGCTTTGTACAGCTCCCGGCGACACGGTTCATGGTGGTGCTGGTTTCACGACTGTAAGAGGTATGTCAGGTGGTGTTGGTCCAGACGGCCGTATGAGAGCTACTTTCGAATTCCCAACGGCTCCGCTGGTAGCTGCTGACACAGATACGGGCTTAACTAACAGAAGTGATGTGATTTTCGGTATGCGTTCCGGTAGAACATCTACATCCACCGGAAAGCCAGCTACTGGTCTCGGTGACGTTCACAGAATGTTGTTTGCTAGTATCGCTGATGATCCTAGCACATTAGGAAAAGCAAATCGCTCTGGTTTCCGTACAGCCAACGTCGCAGCAACTAAAGCGGACGCAATAACACTTGCTACCGGCGATACCACTGGTGACACTATAACTATTACCCTTCCTGTTGGTTTTAATACTGTTAG